AAAGCACCACGACGGCGCTGAATTTCATCTACCGCATGATGAAGTACCCCGGCGCGAACCTGCTGGTCATCCGCAAAACGTACCGCACCTTGCGCGACAGCTGCTTCACACAGCTTCTCTGGGCGATTCAACGTCTGCAAGTGGAGGCGTTCTGGAGCTGGAAGGAAAGCCCGCTGGAAATCACCTACAAGCCGACGGGACAGAAAATCTACTTTCGCGGCATGGATGATCCATTGAAATTGACCTCCATCACCGCGCAGAGCGGCGTGCTGTGCTGGGTGTGGATTGAAGAAGCCTACGAAATCATGAACGAGAGCGACTTCAACACGCTGGATGAATCCATCCGCGGCGAATGCGCACCGCCGCTGTTCAAGCAAATCACGCTGACGTTCAACCCGTGGAATCAGAAGCACTGGCTGAAAGCGCGCTTTTTCGACGTAGAAGACCCGGACATCCTCGCCATCACAACGAACTACCAGTGCAACGAGTGGCTGGATAAGCAGGATTTACGCCTATTTGAGCGGATGAAGGCGACGAACCCGCGCCGCTACGCCGTGGCTGGCTTAGGGAACTGGGGCATTGTGGAGGGGCTCATTTACGAGCACTGGCGGGAATCCCCGTTCGACCCGGCGGAAATCAGCCGAACGGGCAAGCTGGAATCCGTGTTCGGCTTGGACTTCGGCTTCACCAACGACCCGACGGCGCTGTTCTGCGGATTGCTGGACATTCCGGCGCGCCGCCTGTACGTCTTTGACGAGCTGTACGAACGGGGGCTGACGAACGACATGATTGCCAAGCGCGTGACGGCGATGGGCTACGGCAAAGTGAACATCACCGCCGACGGCGCAGAGCCGAAATCCATTGCTGAGCTGCGCGGCATGGGCTTGCGCGTACACAGCGCGGCGAAAGGCGCGGACAGCATCCGCAGCGGCATCCAGTGGGTTCAAAATCTCGAAATCATCATCCACCCGCGCTGCATAAACTTCCTGACGGAAATCAGCAATTACACATGGGACAAGGACAAGTTCGGCAAGATGCTCGATAGCCCCATTGACGACTTCAACCACCTGATGGACGCCATGCGGTATGGGCTGGAAAAATACATCATCAACAAGAGATGGACGTACTAACGAGAGGATGACGCGAATGACAGACGGAGAAAGACTGACGGCGATTCTTGCGCAGTACGCAATCCCGTGCGAGAAGGTCGGCTTCCACGGCAAGCTGGACGCGCTGGCGGCAGGGCTGGGCATCCAGACACAAGGGCGGCTGCTGGGCGACGTGCTGGATGACATTGCCGCCAAGATGGGCGTGGAGCGCGACAACCGGCTCTATGGTACGTTCATCCGCAAGCTGTACGAGGGCGTGACCAGCGGCGAGGACACGACGCTTTCCGGCAATCCGCTGACGCTGACGGAGTGCATCGGTGGGAAACCGTTTGGCGCACTGCATGTGTACGGCAAAAGCACGCAGAACGGCGTGCCGCTCCCGACTGTGCCCGTGCCGATTGTCAGCGCGGGTGACGGCGAAACGGTGGTGGTCACGGTGTCGGACGGCGCGAACAATTCGCAGACGCTGACGCTGCAAACGCCGAATGCGCTGCCGGGCATCCCGGTCACATCCGGCGGGAACTACACGGACGAGAACGGGCAGCAGTGGGTCTGCGACGAGGTGGATTTGGCGCGCGGCGTGCGGGTGCAGCGTATCCGGAAAATCAAGGTAACATCGTCGCTCAATTGGCAGACGGCAGGTCGCGAGGTTGACCGCTACTTCGCTTGGTTCAATGGCACATGCACATCGAACGTGCTCTGCACGCACTTTTCCACCGCTCTTGGCTCTGAAACGGTCGGCGGGGCGATTGCCAATCAGAATAACCTTGTCGGCTTTGCATTCGCCGAAAAAGGCACGACGACCCTCGATGACTTTAAGCAGTTTTTGGACGAGAATGACGTTTTTATTTGGGCTGCGCTTGCTACACCGGTGGAAACCGCCCTTTCCGCCGCTGAAATCGCCGCGTACAAGGCGCTGACCACCTATGCCCCGACGACCGTCATCAGCGCAAGCGGCGTGTCGGGGCTGGCGGCAACCTACAGGCACAGGAAAGCGGCGGAATGATAGCGTTCCGCTCAGAAGAAGACAATCGAAGAAATTCGCTAAAAGCACCCTGCACACGCACGGTGCTTTTTTTGAACCCTCAATTCACCACCAAGGAGGCGTATCCCTATGTTATCCCCTGCGGAAATCCGCACATTCATCGACAGCGACAGCGCATCCACCCGCAAGCGGCTTGCGTGGCAGGGTCAGCGTTACTACGAGGGCGACCACGACATCCGCAATTACCGCCTGTTCTTCATCAATGCCGACGGCGAGGCGCAGGAGGACAAAACCCGCTCGAACATCAAAATCAGCCACCCGTTCTTCACCGAGCTGGTAGACCAAGAGGCGCAGTACATGCTGTCCGGGCAGGAAGCGTTCGTACGGTCGGACATTCCGGAGCTTCAAAAGGCGCTGGAGGACTATTTCGACGAGGATTTCACCGCTGAACTCTACGAGGTCATCACGGGCGCGGTGGCGAAGGGCTTTGAGTACATGTACGCCTACAAGGATGCGGACGGCCGCACGCGCTTTCAGGCGGCGGACGGCCTCGGCGTGGTGGAAGTGCGTGCAAAGGACACCGACGACGGCTGCGAGTACGTCATCTACTGGTACATCGACCGCATCGGCAAGGACAACAAAGCCATCAAGCGCATTCAGGTGTGGGACAAAAAGCAGACGCACTTCTTCTGCCAGGTGAACGAGGGTGACATTGTGCCGGATGAATCCGCGCCCATCAACCCGCGCCCGCACACCATCTGGCGCAAGCCCGGCGACGAAAGCACCTACTTTGACGGCTTCGGCTTCATCCCCTTCTTCCGCCTGGACAACGGGTCAAAGCAGTTTTCGGGGCTGAAAACCATCAAGGGGCTGATTGACGACTACGACCTCATGTCCTGCGGGCTTTCCAACAACATTCAGGACGCGAACGAAGTCCTCTACGTCGTCAAGGGCTTTGAGGGCGACAATCTCGATGAGCTGATGACGAACATCCGGGCGAAAAAGCACATCGGCATCCCGGATTCCGGCGGCGACGTGGAGATTCGCACGATTGACATTCCCTATCAGGCGCGCCAGACGAAGCTGGAACTGGACGAGAAAAACATCTACCGCTTCGGCATGGGCTTCAACGCCGCGCAGGTCGGCGACGGCAACGTGACGAACATCGTCATCAAGAGCCGCTATGCGCTGCTTGACCTCAAGTGCAACAAGCTGGAAATCCGCTTGAAGCAGTTCATGCGCAAGCTGCTGAAAATCGTTTTGGCGGAAATCAACGAATCCGGCGGCACGGACTACCAGATGCAGGACGTGTATTTCGATTTCCAGCGCGAGGTGATGGCGAACGCGCTGGACAACGCGCAGATTGAGCTGACGGACGCGCAGAAGCAGCAGGCGCAGGTGAACACGCTGATGACGCTTGCGGACGTGCTGGATGACGAAACGCTGCTGGAAAACATCTGCGACGTGCTGGAACTGGACTACAAGACGATTCGCGGGCGGACGAAATCAGACGACGGCGTGGCGGACGTGGTGCTGGATGACATTCCGGCGGAAGAGGATGAAGCGGGGTGATGTGAATGCGCAAGAGCGAGAAGGAAGCCCTGCAAGCCATGCTCGATGATGAGCAGGAGACCATCAAGGCACTGGAAAAGGCATACCAGCGGGCGATTCGGCGCATCGACAACCACATCCGCATCCTCGAAAGCGACGAAATGACGCAATCGAAGATTTATCAGAAGCGCTATCAGGAGGCGATGAAAGCCCAAATCAACGCCGCGCTGGACGAACTGCACAAGAAAAGCAATCAGACCATCGAAGAATACCTGACGCGCAGCTATCAGCACGGCTACGTCGGCACAATGTACAGCCTGCACAAGCAGGGAATGCCGATTCTCGCCCCCATTGACCAGCGCGCCGTCACCCGCGCCGTCCGCACGGACAGCAAGCTCAGCGGGCGGCTATATGGTGAACTTGGCGTGGATATGCAGAAGCTGAAGAAGACCATCCGCCGGGAAATCTCCATCGGCATTTCCATCGGCAGCGACTACAACCTGATTGCCCGGCAAGTGCAGATTTCGTCCGGCATTCCGCTCAAACGCGCGAAGACCATCGTCCGCACCGAAGGACACCGCATTCAGCAGCAATCCGCCGATGACGCGCGCAACGCCGCCAAGGGTCAAGGCTGCCAAGTCGTCAAGCAGTGGGATGCAGTGCTGGACGGCAACACGCGCACGGATCACCGCATCCTTGACGGGCAGATTCGCGAAGTCGGCGAGCCGTTCGAGATAGACGGCAAGAAAGCGGAGTACCCCGGCGCATTCGGGCGCCCCGAAGAGGACTGCAACTGCCGGTGCGTCGCGCTGACGCGGGCGCGGTGGGGGCTGGATGAAGCCGAATTGCAGACGATGAAGGACAGGGCAAAGTTCTTTGGACTGGACAAGACGGAGGGGTTCAGGGAGTTTGAGGAGAAGTATCTGAAAGCCGCCGAGGAAAGTGAAAAAGTATTCTACAATCAGGAACGAATTACGAAAAGCCGCGCGTTCGCGGTGGATTCCAAGGTACTTGAAAGCCGAGAATACGCGGACAAATTCGACCTGATGGCGAACAGCCCGCAAGAGCGGCGCGAGTTTCTGAAAGCCGCCAAGGAACTGCTGCAGCATCGTTCCGGGCAGAACGGCGAGGACTTGTACCTGTATAACCGCGATAGGCAGACGTGGGTGAAGTCCGTCACAGGCAGCAAGCCGGGAACGCCGGAGTACACGGAGGAAATCTTCAACGCCATTAAAAAGGCGAAGGAGAAAGGCGAGCAAGTGGTAGCGTTCCACAACCACCCCGGCAGTATGCCGCCGAGCGCGGCAGACATCAACGCTGCATTGCAAAATGGGTATTCGGCGGGCTATGTGCTATGTCATGATGGGACGATTTACAAGTACAGCGCACCCAAAACGAAAATCATTGATGCAATTTATAACAAGCGTGTTGACAGCTTCAAAAAAACAGGTTACAATGAAGGTGATGCACAGCGTAAGGCACTGGAATATCTGTCGGAGTTGTACGATTTTTCTTTCAGGGAGGTGAAGTAACGTGGCAAAACGAGTAGTTTACCGCGAAAATGACAACATTGACTACGAAGAACGCGCAAAGTATGCCGCTATGTCACGCGAAGAGCTGGACAAGCTGCTGAAAGAAGATGACGTGATGATTCTCCGTCAGCTTGAAGAAGCTGACGCACCACTTCCTGAAAAGCCGGAAATGAAGGTACGCTGCGTAAATGACACAGACCACATCTATCTGAAAAACGGCAAGGTATATAGCGCATACCATTCGGTGACGGGACTTTTCCGCGTGACGGATGACAGCGGCGAAACGTTCCTGTACTCTCCGGAGGACTTTGAAATCGTGGAAGAATATTAAGCACCCTGCCCCCCGCAAGGTGCTTTTTTGATACGTTGAAAGGAGTGCGTAAACATGAACATGACCAGAGAGAAGCGAATCCAGCAAATCAAGGACTGCGGGCAGACCATCACCGAAAAGGCAGAAAGCATCTACGGGGATTATGCCTGCCCGACGAACTTGCAGGTGGTCATTACCATGAAGGCGAATGAGCTGCCGAACATCACCGTGAATCGGGAGGTTTTCAGCATATCCGGCAACCGGCTTTGAACCATCTTTGAACCTTGTTTGAAACTAAAAATTGCAAGTTGCAAAGAGACATTGCAACTTACCATCAACTTACCATCAACTTACCATCAACTTAATCCGCGAAAAGCAGCCGCACACCTCGTGCAGGCTGTTTTTTCATACAATAATTCCGAAAAGGAGTGGTATCATGGACATCTCTACCATGGGCACGGTGCTGGCGATTGTCGTCATCACCTACCTGATTGGCCTGCTCTGCAAGAGCATCGGCAGCATCCGCGATGAGCTGATTCCGGTCATCGTGGGCGCGGCGGGCGGCGTGCTGGGCATCGTGGGCATGTACGTCATCCCGGATTTCCCGGCGAAGGACGTGCTGAATGCGCTCGCGGTCGGCATCGTGTCGGGGCTCGCCTCGACGGGCGTGAATCAGGTGTATAAACAGCTCGGCAAAGCAGAAATTGACCCCGGTGGTGATTGACGATGGCATCAAAAACGGTCAGCGCGGCGGAGGTGGTCGCCCTCTTCCGCCGCGCACTGGCGGAAAAATGGGGGTACATCTGGGGCGGCACGGGGCAGATTCACACGCAGCGTGCGCAGGACAGCGCCACCCGCGCGCAGACGATACGCTATGGGCAGCAGTGGGTCGGACGCCGCGCCGCAGACTGCTCCGGGCTGTTTTGGTGGGCATACAAGCAATTGGGCGGCTACATGTACCACGGCAGCAACACCATGTGGCGCAAGTACGCCGCCGCCAAGGGGGCATTGCAGGGCGGCAAGCGCACCGACGGTCAGCCGCTCAAGCCCGGCACGGCGGTGTTCCTCACCAAGGGCAGCGACCGCCACCACGTCGGGCTGTACGTCGGCGATGGCAAGGTCATCGAGGCAAAAGGCACGGCTTATGGCGTGGTCGAGAGCAAAATCACCCGCTGGAACGAGTGGGCGGAGCTGACCGGCACGTCTTACGCCGCTGATACGCCTGATTCGCCCGCTGACACGCCCGACACACCCGCCCCGACCGAGAACCCGGCGGATGCCGGAGACGGCGCAAGCCCCCTTCTCGTCCTCAGGAACGGCAGCAGAGGAACGCAAGTCAAAGTTCTGCAATACCTGCTGATTGACGCGGGATTCGACTGCGGCAAGGTGGACGGCATCGTCGGCAAGAACACCACCGCCGCCGTCAAGGCATTCCAGACCGCGCACAGTTTGACCGCGGATGGCATCGTCGGCGCGAAGACGTGGGCGGCACTGCTCCAATAACGGCGATCAGGCGCACCTGACGCAAGAGCGGGTGCACCTTTGCAATTCTGGTATACAACATCATTCTCTCGCCGGAGGCGGCGTAAAACACCGACTGCCCACGGGATGCGACCCCGTAAATAAGCGTAGGGCGGTGGAAGGAGAAACACATGACGCTTGCAGAGATTCTCAAACAGAACGGCGTTGCGGAGGACACCATTCGCGCCATCCAGAACGACATGAAAACCGCCAAGCTCTTCACCACCGGCGAGGAGAACGCGGATATTCGCCTCGGAAAGCTCAAAGGAGAACACGAAAGCGTTCGCCAGCAGCTCGAAGCGGCGCAGCAGAAGATTGCCGCCCTCGAAGCCGACAAGGCAGAACACAGCGGCAGCCAAGAGAAGATGGACGAGATGCACAGGCAGCTTGAAGCGGCGCAGGCGGCCCTGCAAAAGAGCCGCATGGATGCTGCTATCCACATTGCCCTCATGCGCGGTGGCGCAAGCGACATCGACTACATGACGTGGGTACTCCAGCAGAAAGGGGACGCCCTGACGCTGGACGACAAGGGAAACATCGACGGATGGGAGAACACCCTTGCCAGTTTGAAGAAAAAGTACCCGAACCAGTTTGAAGCCAGCGGCAAGAAGAACATCATCGAGAACCGTCTGCCGGATCAGGAGGGACACGCGCCGCTCAGCCGGAGCGAGATTCTCAAGAAACCATACGCAGAGCGGCAGAAGATTTTCGAGGAGAACCCGGAAGCCTTCCGCGCAGCGATGGCGGCGGAGAAATGACACCATTTTGTTGACATTAACAAAATGGCGCAGACCATTTTCGTGAGGTCACGAAAATGATAATGAGGAGGAAAAAATAAATGGCAGTTACCAAGCTGAACAACCTGATTAACCCCGAAGTAATGGGCGCGATGATTGGCGCGAAGATTGACGCGCAGCTGAAGCTGACCCCCTATGCGAAGGTGGACACGACGCTGGTGGGCGTCCCCGGCGACACGAAAACCGTGCCGAGCTGGAACTACATCGGCGATGCGGAGAACGTGGCAGAAGGCGCGGAGGTGGGTCTCAGCACCCTGACGGCTTCCTCGACTACCTTCACGATTAAGAAGGCGATGAAGGCGGTCGGCATCACGCAGGAAGCCGTCAACAGCGGCCTTGGCAACCCGATTGCGCAGGCGGAAACCCAGCTTGCAAAGGCGATTGCGGGCAAGGTGGACAACGACGTTCTGGATGCGGTGTACACGGGCAAGAACGTCTACGCGGCTTCCACCCTCGCGGCGATTGCCTATGGCGGACTGGTGGACGCAATTGCCAAGTTCGAGGACGAAGAGGACGGCATCGACAAGGTGATTTTCATCCACCCGGCGCAGGAGGCGACGCTGCTCAAGGACAGCGACTTCCTTTCTGCCGACAAGTTCACGGCAGGCGTGGCGGTGAACGGCGCGATTGGCAAGATTGCGGGCGCGTGGGTGAAAAAGTCGAAGAAGGTGCGCCTTGTGACCCACGAGAAGAACGAATCCGGCGATGTGACCATCGACGCGGCGAACCTTGCCGAATATCAGGCGAAGGTTGACCCGTCGGTGGAGCTGGCGGCGGGCGACAAGGTGAAGGCGGTCGCGGCGGCGTCGCAGTATTACGTCTGCCCGATTATCAAACTCGAACCCGATTCCCCGGACACGGAGTGCACCGAATCGGAGCTTCCTGCCGTGACCATCTTCCTGAAGAAGGACATTCAGGTGGACGCGGAGTGGCTGCCGAAGAAGCAGCAGACCGACGTGACGGCGGCGAAATACTACGGCGTTGCGCTGACCAACAGCGCGAAGGTCGTGCTGGCGAAATTCAAGAAATAATCCGCGCAAGAAGGGAGGTGAACGCCGTGCTGATGACGATGGATGAACTGCGGACGCATCTGGAAACGGATGCGGATGACGCACTGCTGGCGGCGAAACTGCGCGGCTTTGAGCTGCTGATTCGCGCGTACACGAACAACAACTTCCAGCTCCGCGCCTGCCGCTGGACGGGGGACATTGTCGGGCGCACTTTCCTTGGGGATGCGCTCGTCCCCTTCTCGACGGGCGACACGGTGGAAGTCAGCTTCTCCCTGCTCAATAATGGGCTGTACACGGTCGAAAGCGCGGATGACCTCGCCTTTACGGTCGCAGAGCGCGGCTTGAAGGACGAAATCGACGTAACCGCGACGCTCGTCCGCTATCCCGACGACGTGAAGATGGGCGTCATCAACCTGCTGAAATGGGAGATGGAGAACCGCGATAAGGTCGGCGTGGCATCGGAGACGATTTCCCGCCACGCTGTCACCTACTTCGACCTGACGGGCGAAAACGCCGTCATGGGCTTCCCGCGCGCGCTGATGGGCTTCCTCACGCCGTACATCAAGGCGCGCTTCGGGCAGGGGGTGACGGCGACATGAAGGGCATCGGCGGCAACGTAACCGCGACGCTGCAAATCAGCGAAACGGAGACGAACGCCATCGGCGAACAGGTGCGCACATGGGCGGACTTGAAGACGCTGACCGGCTGGCTTGACCTGACCGGCGGCGACAGCAAGTATACCGTCTACAACGCCAAGGTGCAGGACAGCACACACGTCTTTGTGGCGGATTACACCAAGCTTCCGGCGGAGCTTGCGGCGGAGAACGGCCGCCTTGTCTGCCGGGGGAAGTGCTATGATGTGCTGCTGATTGATAACCCGATGGAGATGCAAAGCGGCTCACAGCTCGAAATCTACCTGAAATTCACGGGAGGAAGCACCCATGCCGATTGAATTTCGCGATTACAGCATCGAGGTCAGCGCGAAGATGAAGGACGCGGCGAAACGCTTCCTCATCGAGGCGGCGCACGAGGTGACAAGTCAGACCATCCGCACCACGTCGCCGAAGAAACAACAGCTTCGCGGCTCGTGGGGCAATTCCGTGGATGAAAACGCCATGACCGCGCAGATTGGCAGTCCGCTGGAAGAATCGTTCTGGAACGAGTTCGGCACGGGCAGTCACGCCATCCACGGCGACGGGCGCAAGGGCTGGTGGGTGTACATCGAAGGTCAGCCGCGCGGCGAAAAGAACTCCCGCGTGTACGACAGCCAGCAGGAGGCGGAGGAAGCCGTCGCATATCTCCGGAGCAAGGGACTGCCCGCCGTCGCCACCAACGGCGAGGACGCGCACCTGACCTTGCAGAAGGCATTCGCGGCGAAGAAGAACACCATCGTCCGCATGGCAGAGCAGATTCTGGGCGAGGAAATGACATGACGCAGGAAGCACTGACCATCCTCCGGGGTGCCATGGAGGACATGAAACTGCCCTACGCGCTGGGGCAGTACCGGGCGCATCCGCTGCCAGAGACGTATTTCGTCGGACAGTGGGCGGATTCGGAGAGCTTCACCGAGGACGGGCGCGAGGACAGCACCATGACCCTGCTGGGATACAGCCGTGCGGGGCTTGATGCGCTGATGACGGCGGCGCGGGCGATTCAGGCGCGATTCCCGGATTACGGCTGGACAGGGCTGACGTCCAGCGGGTCGGGCATCGCCATCGCCTTTGCGGGCGTAACGGCACTGACCGACATCGACGGCGCGACACGGCGCATCAGCATCAATCTGAACATCAAAGAATGGAGAGTGAACGAATAATGGCGAAGGAAGGCAGAAGCGGCGCAAGCAGCACCACGCCGAAGAACATCGTTTTTGGCGCGGGTACGATTCACAAGGGCTTGAAGTACACGGACGGCAAGTGGAATTTTGCCGAATCGCTCATCGGCGCGACGTCGGGCGGCTCGAAAGTCAGCATCACGCCGGAAATCACGAAGGTCGAAGTGGACGGCGTGTATGTGAACACGAAGGGGTTGGACGTCAAGACCGGCGGCAAGGCGGCGATGGACATCAACCTGATTGAGCTGACCGAGGACATCCTCAAAGCGGCGACGCTGGGCACAAGCGCGGCGGCGACCACCGACACGCGCTTTGACCTCATCGAGGACAAGGCGGACATTGCTGCGGGCGATTACTGGGATAACATCGCCTTTGTCGGCAAGACGATGGACGGGCGGAACATCATCGCGATTCTGGACAATGCGCTGTGTACGTCGGGCTTTGAGAGCGACCACAAGAGCAAGGAAGGCACGGTCGGGACGTACACGTTCGAGTGCTACGCCGAACTGGACAGCGACGGCGAGACGCTGCCGTGGCACATCTACTACCCGAACAGCACCTACACCACGCAGGCACAGACGGAAGCCAACGCCGCCGTGGTGACGCAGATGCCGGAAGCGAAGACCGCCGAAGCGACGGCGTAAGCAAGCCGCATAACCCATTGCAGCAATACAGACCAGCAGCATTTAGGGGGAACGCGAAGGTTTCCAAAGGGCGACCGCAAAGCCCTTTGGTCGCGCCCGCAGGCGCAAAACCCCTGCGAACAATCACAGACCGGGGAGAAGAGCCACGCGCTTTTCTCCCCTTTTTCGTAAACAAGGAGGAATCACGATGGAAAACGAAGCCTTGACCCTGCGCCGTCTGCGCGCGGACGACCTGTTCACGATGATGCGCATCCTCTCCAAAATCGGCGTGGAGGATTTGCGCGCCGCCCTGCCGGGGAAAACGACCATCCAGCGCGTCCGCGAGGGCAACGAGAGCGCCGAGACTGTCGGCGTGACCGTCGCGCTGACGATTGCAGACAAGTTGCTGTCGCGCCTGCCGGACTGCAAGAACGAGATTTACACCCTGCTGGCGGATGTGAGCGGCAAAACGCCCGCGGAAATCGCTGCGCTGGATATGGGCGTGTTTGCCGAAGCCGTGTTCGACCTGATGGCGAGCGAGGATTTCTGCGATTTTTTTACGCGGCTGATGAAGCGCTTGGGGCAGACGAAATAAAGCTCGTCGATATGCTCTTCCGGCGGTACAGCGACCCGATGCGCCTGCTGGACGGGATGCTGCGCCGCGGGCGGCTGTGCGACTTCATCCGGCAGTGCATTCGGATGTACAACGAGGAGACGGAGGAGAAGCTGCTGTGGGAGGTGTGGCTGCACCGGTGCTTCGACAAGGGCTTCGGCGAGTTTCTGGAGGAATACCGCACGTCTGCACCGATTGACGCGCCGGACATCACGCCGGAGGACATCCAGCACAGCAAGAATCTGCTCGACGGCTTTGTGCCGCCGGGAGAAAGGAGTGGAACGATATGAGCAGCATCTTTGAGCTGTTCGGCACGATTGCGCTGAACACCGGCGGTGCAGAGAAGCAGCTTGCCAAAATCAGCGCGGCGGGCAAGAAGGTCGGCAGTGTGCTGGGCAAAGGCTTCAAGGTCGCGGGCGAAGCGGCGCTGCAAATGGGCAAAGTCATCGGCGCGGGCGTTGCGGCGGGAACAACCGCGATGGGCAAGCTCGTTAGCAGCGCCATGAGCGCCTACGCCAGCTATGAGCAGCTGGAAGGCGGCGTGAAGAAGCTCTTCGGCGACGACGCGCAGAACCTCGTGATGGAATACGCGCGCAACGCCTACCGCACAGCGGGTCTGTCCGCCAACGAGTACATGGACACGGTGACGAGCTTCTCTGCGAGCCTGATTTCGTCGCTTGGCAAGGACACCGTCGCCGCCGCCGCGTATGCCGATTTGGCGATTACCGACATGGCGGACAACGCGAATACCTTCGGCACGAGCATGGAGGATATTCAGAACGCGTATAAGGGGTTCAGCAAGCAGAACTACGCCATGTTGGACAACTTGAAGCTCGGCTACGGCGGCACACAGAAGGAAATGGAGCGGCTTTTGGCGGATGCGTCAAAGCTCTCCGGCGTGAAGTACAAAATCGAGAATTTCTCGGACATCATCGAAGCCATCCACGTCATTCAGGACAATCAGGGCATTGCCGGGACGACCGCGGCAGAAGCTGAAAAGACCATCTCCGGCTCGGTCAACGCGGCAAAAGCGGCGTGGAAGAACCTGCTCTCCGGCTTGGCGGATGGCGAACAGGATATTGACCAGCTCGTGAGCAACCTGTCCGAAACCGTCCTGACGGCGGCGCAAAAGAACATCGTCCCGCGCTTGCAGACGATGGCGCCGCGCCTCGTGCAGGCGGTGCAGACGCTTGTCTCCACGCTGGGACCGCAATTGCCGGGCATCATCAACACCATCCTGCCGGGCATGGTGGAGGCGGCGACGACGCTCATTACCGGGCTGGCGGACGTGCTGCCGGACTTGCTGGGCAGCATCATCGACGTGCTGCCGAACGTCGTCAAGCAAATCGGCGGCGCGCTCAAGAAGCTGTTCCCGTCGCTGCTGAAGACGTTCAAGAACCTCATCGGCAAGATTGACTTCAAGGGGCTGGGAACGGCCATCGGCAGCGGTTTGCGGTCGATCGTGACGAATCTGCCGGACATTATGAAGGGCATCGGCAGCGCCATCAGCTGGGCGTGGGAGCATATCGCATTTCCGCTGATTGACGGCATTTTCGTCGGCGTGTTCGGCGTTGACATACCGACGGCGTGGAATCAGCTTGTCACGGACATCAAAGAATGGTGGGGCAAAGTTGTTACGGACGTTGGTGGCGCGCTGGAAATCACGTTCAAGGCAATTGGCGACGCATTCACCTCGGCGAAAGAAGCCGTCGAGAACTGGTGGGAAGACGTTAAGGCACTGTTCGGCAACTTGCTGACCATTGTGTTCGGGCTGGGTACTGGCGATGACCAAGAGGCGGCGAAAGAAGCCGTCACCAAATGGTGGGGAGAGGTCAAGACAAAAATCGGGGGTGCGCTTTCGATTATGTGGCACTTGCTGAACCCGTTCAACATCGCAAAGCAAGTGAAGAACGCATGGGACAGGGCGACAAAGGGGCTGAACCTGACCGTCGGTTGGAAAACGGTTCAGCAGACCGTTGAAATCCTGACGAACCCGGAAACGAATCCACTTAACCCGGACAGCCACTACCAGCAAGTCATCAGTACGCCCGAAGGACGCGGCGCAATGCGTAACGCGGGTTGGGAGGTAATCAAGAGCTTTTTTACCCATGCTTCCGGCGCAGTCTTCTCCAAACCCACCCTCTTTGACACGCACAGCGGCTATCACCTCGTCGGTGAAGCCGGGGCAGAAGCCGTTGCGCCCATCGGTGTCCTGCAAAGCTACGTCAGGAGCGCGGTCAATGACGTCGTCGGCAAGAGCATGGAACACAAGCTCGACCAGCTGCTCACGGCGATTCAAACCGGCTTTGGCGGCATGAATCAGCAGATTGTATTGGACACGGGCGTTCTTGTCGGCGCAACGGCGGGCAAGATGGACAAGCGCCTGGGGCGGATGGCGCTGCGAAAGGGGCGGAACGCATGATTTACGGGGTAACGCTGGGCGGCAAGCACACCTACCGCGATTGGGGCTTGCTGCCGAAAACGCGCCCGACCATCGCGCCGCCGAAGGTGCGCACAAACTATGTGGATGTGCCGGGGCTGGACGGCGCGCTTGACCTGTCCGAAGCGCTGACCGGGCGCGTGGGCTATCAGACGCGGGATTTCTCGGCGGAGTTCATCGTCATTGACGCGCGGAACCGCTGGGATGCGCTGTATTCCGAAATACTGGACACCCTGCACGGGCAGCGGATGCAAATCATCCTCGATGAAGACCCCGGCTACTCCTACACCGGGCGTGTGACCGTGAACGCGCTGGAGAGCGACCGCAAGACCGCCGCCATCAGCCTGAAAGCCGTCTGCGACCCGTACAAGCTGGAAATCACGGGTTCGCTGGATGACTGGCTGTGGGACACCTTCAACTTCGAGACGGGCATCATCCGCGATTACAAGGCGCTGCCGGTGGATGGCACGCTGACGCTGACGATTCCCGGCACAAGGCGGCCGTGCATCCCGACCATCACGGTCAGCAGCGCGATGACGGCGACGTTCGGCGGCAAGGAATACGCGCTGACAGCGGGCAGCAACCGCATCAGCGGCATTTGCATCACCGAGGGCGACAACGTGCTGACTTTCACCGGGAATGGCACGGTATCCATCGACTACCGAGGAGGGCGGCTGTAAATGTACACCATCTATGCGGACGACGCATTGCTCTATTCGCCGGGGGACGAGGAACTTTCCGTCCTCTCCCCCGTGCTGGAAACGCAGTGCAACGCCGCCGGAACGCTCACGCTCGTGCTGCTGCCGGAGCACCCGATGTACAGCGCGCTGCACAAAATGCGGACGCGGATTGACGTCCGGCAGGATGACGAAATCATCTGGCGCGGGCGTGTGCTGGAAACGGAAACCGACTTCTACCACCAGAAGACCGTCACCTGCGAGGGCGAACTCACCTACTTGGTGGACAGCGTTCTGCATCCGTACAAATTGGCGGATTACGACGGCACGGCGGCGGGGCTGTTCCGCCTGTACCTGACGCGGCACAACGAGGCCGTCAGCGAGGCGCAGCAGTTCCAAATCGGCAACGTGGACATCGAGACGCTTTCCAGCGTGGAGAACACGGGCTACGGCAACACCTGGGACGAAATCAGCGACAACCTGATTGACATCCACGGCGGCTTCCTGCGCATCCGCCACGAAGACGGCGCACGCTATCTGGACTGGACGAAGGAAAGCGGCACATCCTGCGGGCAAGTCATCCGCTTCGGGGAGAATCTGCTGGACTTGTCCGAGTACGTCTCCGCGTCGGAGGTCGTGACGTGCCTGATTCCCTACGCCGGGCAGAGCGACAGCAAAATCACCATCGCGAGCGTCAATGGCGGCAAGGACTACATCGAGGACGCCGCCGGAATTGCCCTCTACGGGCGCATCTGGGGCGTGACGGAGCTCGACACGAAGGATGCAACAAAACTGCTGGAAATGGCGAAAGAGAACCTGCATAAGCGCCTGAAAGAGACGATTACCATCACCATCAGTGCGGTGGATTTGCACCTGCTGGACGTGAATGCGGAATCGTTCCACGTCGGTGACAAGGTGCGCGTCATCTCCCCTCCCCACGGCATTGACGCGGAATACACCTGCACGGCAATTTCGCTCGACCTCGTGAACCCTGACCAGTCCGAGTACACATTCGGCACGCCGGAGACGGGCATGGCCAGCACGACCGCCGCGACGAGCAAAGCGGTGGAGGTCGTAGACACGTCGGTGGAGTACCTGCGGCAGATTGTCAGCGACCAGAACACGCACCTGCTGCTGTTTGACGGGGTGATTGATGTCTACACGACGAAGGTGGACGACAACACGAAAGCCATCAACACCGTGCAGCTCACATTGAACAGCGTTACCGGGGAACTGACCTCGAAAGTCAGCAAAGACGACCTTGTCTCCACCATCAACCAGACGGCGGGCGCGGTCAAAATCAGCGCGAACTGCATTGATTTGGAGGGGTATGTGACGGCGACGGAGCTGTCCGCCATGAAGGCGGATGTTTCGTGGCTGAAAGGTCTGACGGTGGACGTTGGCATACTGAGCACCGGCACTTTGAGTGCAGGCATCGCTTCGCTGGACGCAGTGACCGCCAACGTGCTCATCCTCGGTAAGAGCACCGTCGGCTGGCAGAAGCAAACGGTCGTGACGGGCATCAGCGACGCCCTGCGCGTCTCCAAAACGTCGCAGACCATCACCTACGCAACGCCGGAGGGCGGTGAAAACACCATCAACGTGCTGACGAACGTGCAGGTCTTCGCGGGCGGTCATTACAGCACGAAGGAAATCAGCTATCTTGGCGCGGGCACGTCGGAATAAGGAGGGGGAAGCCTATGGAAACCATCACCATCAGCAAGCAAACCGTGCAAGCCGTCATTGACGCGCTGTCCACGGTGGAAACGCGCGGCGCGGGCAACCTGAACGCGCTGCTGGCGTGCATTCAGGTGCTGCAAAAGGCGGTGAATCAGCCGCAGGAGGCGAAAGCATGAGCGAAAGCACGAAGGACTTCCAGACGCTGCTGGACACCATTGCGTCGGGCGTATATGGCAAGGACATCAGAGGGGCGATTCATGACGCGCTGGAAGCTATGAACCAGCGCATCGGCGAGGTCAAACCGCAGACAGGCGGAAAGCAAAAGACGGTCTATTGCTGGGGCGACAGTCTGACCCAAGGCGTCGGCGGCAACGCCAACGGCTGGCATCTCATCAGCTATCCGCAAGTGCTGGCTGAGCGATGCAACGCCGTCAACCTCGGCATCTTGTCTGACAACGTGCCGACAATCATGGCGCGTATGGGTGCGGACGCAATCGTCCTTCCAGCGTGTACCATTCCGGGCAGTTCGAGCGAAAGCGTCGTTGTTGGGAACACAACGGACGGGATGACGCTCGAAAGCGGCAGAATCGGAAAACTGCTCAAATACGGCGACTGCGGAATCAACCCTTGCTATGTAAACGATGTGCCGTGCGTCCTTTTCCGTGATTATGCAAAGGACACATCTGATGGGCTGAGTATCCGGCTCAGGCGGCTCGACAATGGTCTGCCGGTGGTCGTATCCGCAGGAACGAAGCTCATTACCTATGGTGCGAAACATTACAAAGGAAACGGGCTGCACATCTTCTGGATGGGCGCAAACGGCGGCTACGGTTCGGATGCAGAAGGCAAAAATCTTGATTTCAGCGACTACGTTGCGCAATTGCAGAAATGCGTCGATTACGTTGCCCCGGCGGATTATCTGATTATCTATGCGAGGGAACGCAAAGGCTATGCTACTGACGAAGCGGCGGAAGTGCAGGAGCTGAAGGAAACGTTTAAGGGGCATCTGATTGACTTGCTCCCCCAGCTGAACGATAGAGGACTGCTATACGGTGAAACAAACGTCTGGGACGGGACACTGGTAAAAGGTGTTCCCAAGACGTTGGATAGCGGCGACGGCTGCCATTACAGCTTCTACGGTTACATGGCAATCGGCAAGATTGTCTGGGAGTATGTCGCGCCGCGTCTGCTGAACGCATCCGAGGAAAGCGGCGGGACGGATACTCCCCCGACCGTTGAAAGCGACAGCATTGGCGAACTGGCTTATAAGCTGAAAGCGCCAAAAGTCCTCACAAATGGAAGCAAAGCAATCAATACCGGCTTCAAGCCGTTTGCTGAAGGCGCGGACGCATGGACAATCGCAGTGAAATATGCCGACGGATTGACAGCCACTGACGCTTCGCAGTGGGGAACGCTGATGTTCTGTGAAGTGACAAGCAGCAAGACGCAACTGAAAGTCGCTACGCTTAATAGCAGCAAGCAGTTTCCGGAGTGCAATGTTATGTGTAACGCTGGCGGTTTCGGCATCAACATCGAACAGATGGGTCTGACCGTGTATGATAGCGGCTATCATACGTTTATCGTGACGAAAAACGGCGACGACTACACCTTCTACCTTGATAATAACAAGATTTACGGCAATAAGCTGACCTATCCGCAGGCAGAAACGGGCGACAAATTGCTGTATGTCGGCGGTTGGGGAAGCGGCTGGGGCATGGTAAGCGGGACGATTATGGACATCAGAATTTACAACAAGTGCATTGACGCTAATACCGTCAGTGAACTGAATGACATTTTCGCCGCAGCATAAAAGCAGGAGGCACACGCATGAACCTTGACACCATCATCGTCGCCGTGATTTCCCTGCTGGGCACGCTGGCAGGCAGCTACTTCGCCAACAGCAAGACGACCGCCCTGCTGTCCTACCGCTTGGAGCAGCTGGAGCGCAAGGTGGAGAAGCACAACTCCGTCGTCGAGCGGATGTTCCAGTTGGAGAACAACGTGCAGACCGCGTTCAGCCGGATTGACGAGATTCGGGAAGCGCTGCACGAGCATCAGGAGACATAAGGAAAGCCGGGATGGCGGCGGAGGGAGGAATCCTCTGCGGCTGTCCCGGCTCTTTTTCTGATGTGGTTTTAGCACGGGTGTTTCACATTTGTTTAGGAATTACAGCGTAATATTAAAATTGCGTTGCAATTTCCGTTTATGCTGGACAGTCACTCTGGATAATGCTATAATGCAGGTGGGATGATAAAGAAGGAGGCGAGTTGTCTATGCAGTTAAGCAACTATAAGCAATGTCTTGTTGGAACGGTTCAGCTGTATAATTCAAAGCTGAAAGAGCACATTGGGGAAATGTTTTCCAAGAACAAGATTTCTTGCGACGGTGTGCAGCAAGTTGACATGTTTGACGCGCGTCCGGCCGTTAATGTGACTGACTTGAAGTTAGAAGAGCAGATTGCAAGATGTTTAACTGAAAGTGAAAAAGCAATCTGCCTCTTTGAAGATTGGGAATACGAAAAAGATTATCGCTATTCAGCCGTTTTCACAGCGGATGACTTTGAAACGGTTAAACATGCGGTGGAAGGTATTCCAACGCTGGAAGCCGAGCAAAACGAAAGCGAACGAATTGTCGGCTATGACGCACCTGAACCGCTTCCGGTGCGCCGTGAGCTGGAAGAACAGGTTATGCTGAAGTTCTGCTTCGTTTTTTCAGCTGTTCACCCGCAAAGCGGAGAAGAGATGCTTTTGAAATACCCGGTGCTTGTGGTGCTTCATCAGAAACATCAGCTGATTGAAATGCGCTTTGATGTGTTAAAGCAGTATTTCCAGACACAGCAAGGATTTTATTCAAAACTTGTTCAGAAGATACGGGCGTATCTCAAAGAAAAATTGGCAGTAGAATTGGTGCCTCTTGAAATGAACTTCATGAAAGAGACTGCCAACGATGAGGTAAAACTGATAGCAGAATACATGAATATGGCTTCGGGCGGCCGCGCCGTCTTAGAAGTCGGCGATAATGAAGAGTGGGTTCTGCCGTTTATCGGGGAATTGAAATCGCTGATTCAGGAGTATCATGCAGACCTCGAAAAAGTGCCTGCATTGGAGGATGCTTTGAATCAGTTCGTCTATGAAAAAAGTGAAATGTCCGAATTCCCGTGGATTGAACTGTTATGGCCGAACGAAATCAAGACAAGATCCGTGCGAGCCAAATTCACTTTCAACTATGGTAACAACGGGTTTGGTCTAATCCAGCATTACTATAACGCTGTTCTAATTGGAAGGGAGAGGATGGATCGTGTCATTGAACACATTAGCGCCAATAGACCGCGTGATTGCTAATTATGTAGACGACAAGACCTTGCGTACTTCCATAGAAGATTTTTTTCTGCACTATAAGAAAGGACAATGGCTCTATCCGGCTGTGTTAGTCCAGAAATTTAGATGTCCGCTTGGCACCAGTTATCGGATTATGCACGACATGGAGAAAGAGGGCTTCTTGAAGTCTTATTATGAAATGGTGTGCCCTTGCTGCGGCTATTCAGCGCTGAAAGTGGAAGTCTTTAATCAAATTCCTGACCGCATTATCTGTGAACGCTGTGAAACGGAATTTTCTGCGATAGAAAATAGCCGAATTATTTTTCAGGTGATTCACGATGTCAGATAACATGGATTTGTATACTGCTGTTCGTGTACTGGATAGTGTTGATGATTCCAAACTGCGCAACGAGAACGTTTGCCGAATGACAGAAGAACAAATAGCGGAGTATTCCAAGCAGCTTGATTGCGTAAAAGGGCTTAATGGCGGCAACGCAACTGCAAAGGAAAAAGGTGAAGCATTGGAAATGTTGGTTCGGATGCTTCTTAAATACTCCGGAAACTTGTTTGAAGTCAAACAAAACGTTCGGACAGGCACAAATGAAATTGACATTGTGTGCGAAGCGACATCTATGGGGAAATATCTACAAAGCCGAAACTTGATTCTCAATTATCCCTCGTTTTTGGGTGAATGCAAAAACTATGGCAAGAAGGTCGGCGTTACTTACGTCGGAAAGTTTGCCTGCTTAATGCAGACAACTGCATATCGTCTGGGCATCCTGTTCTCTTATCATGGCGTTACAGGGAAAGGATGGAATGATGCACAAGGGTTGATTCGCAAGTTCTATCTGAGCAGGGAAGATGTAGAAAAACGGTTTGTCCTCGTGGATTTTTCCATTCGCGAATTTGAATTGATTACGCAAGGTGTCACCTTCCTTGACATTCTGGACAGCAAAATCGAAGCGCTGCGGCTTGATACGGACTTTTCGAGATTGCTAACCGCCCATCCTGCGGCAGAGAAAATTGAGCATTGCCAATAGGCAGAAGAATCAGGCCGACATAAGAAAAGCCGGGATTGCGAAGGAGAATTTCCCCTTGCAGTCCCGGCTTTTTCTTACGCCTTCCAAGTGTACGCGCATTGCTGGCAGGTACACATCGTGACGGCGACGTTCTTCGTCTTGTAGCGCTTCGGTGCAAAAATCTTGACAATAAGCGCGGGCAGGAACAAGAACACCCACTTCACCGGCACCCACCACCAGCCAATGAAAAGCCACCAGAAGATGTTGTGGTGCTTCGTTTTCAGCTTCGTCTGGTTAATGACCTGTACGGACACGTTGGCGCTTTTGCACTTCGGGCAAATCATGGTGATTCCTTCTTTCTTCAATGTGTAGGGGCAGCAACTGATATTATACACTGCAACATGCTTTTGCGCCATAGCAATTCTGGTATATAGCAAAAAATGCTTTTGGTTATGATTTGATTTGTTCTCCTCATTGCTTTTGCAATTGCGAGCAGAAATTTGCTTTTTTCGCTTGGTCTATCGTGGCAACCATTCCAAATAGATGACCGGCAATGATGTAAAAATGTTCGACTGCGGGGAGGAATGCTCCACGAGCCGAAATCCTTGGAGATGCAAGGGTTTCGGCTTTCTTTTTGCCCATAAGTACCATCAAACGTACCATTGTTGCGTTTTAGACAGCTGTCGGGAGGGGAGAGCAGCCTCGCCTCTTGGCAGCTGTTTTTTAATACTGGCAGATGAGCTGTTCCAGCTGCTCTGCGGCTTGCTGACGCATGTCGGCATTGCTATGACCGTACACGTCTAACGTGAAAGCGACGGTTGCGTGACCCAATGCTTCGGAAAGCGTCTTGGGGTCAACATGGCTTTGCAGGGAAAGTGTGGCGTAAGTATGACGCACATCATGGAAGCGAACTTCCGGGCGTCCCATCTGTTTCACAATCGCCTTGAAATGGACGTACAGCGTCTTGAAGCGGACAAACATACCGTTCGAGCGGGTGAAAATCATATTGTACTCGTTGTGCCAGCTGCTTCCGGCGCGCAGATGCATCTCGTTCTGCTTGCGCTTGGCTTCGCGAAGAACATTCAGGGCGGTTACAGTCAGGGTGATGGTGCGCTCTTTGCCGTTCTTTAGCGGCGTGTACATCATTTTGCCCTTGTCAGGCCCGGACGCAATGCGCACAAACTGACGGTACACACGAATAGTCCCCTTCGCGAAATCAATGTAACGTCGACTGCTCTTTTCGGTAAATTCTTTTGCTCTCATGTTTTATTCAGCTTTCAACAGACAGCATAGTCTGTTTTGCCCATTACTGAAATCACTGCTTTTCGCAGCATAGACACGCCCTCTCGAATATGCTATAATACCCCCATCATCCCCCATACGAAAGGAAGAACACCGCCATGCTCCTATTCCCCGCAGCAATTCTGACCATCTCCGACGAAAGCGACCGCGACTTCATGAAGCACCTGTACATCAACCATGCCGCACGGATGTTCCGCGTGGCGCGGGCGCTGACGGACTCCAAGCAGGACGCGGAGGACGTGGTTGGCGAAGCGTGCGTGGCGCTGATTCGCAAAATTTCGCTGCTGAAGACGCTGGAGCGTAACGTTTTGGAGGGGTACATCATTTCCACGGTGAAGAACGCGGCGTATGCGCTGCACCGCAGGCGGAAATCGCGGAAAGAAGCAGACGACGGCGAGACGATTCTGCCGCAGATTGCGGATGATGAGGCAGCGCCGGATGCGCGGATTTTGCAGCAATGCACGATGAACGCGCTGGTGGATGCCATGCAGCGGCTGCCCGAAGCGGATCAGGTCGCGATTCGGATGAAGTATTTCGAGCAGCGCAGCGCGCGGGAGATTGCGGCGGTGCTGGGGATTCAGGAGGGGCATGTGCGCGTGCGGCTGAATCGCGCGCGGAAGCGGCTCTACGACATGTTGAGGGAGGATGCGGAGTGAAGCAGGAGAAAATGCGGACGCCAGAGGAAAATTACGAAGCCGCCGCGCTGGAACTCGCCGCCTACCGCCTGATGCAGCGGGAGCAGGATGACATAGACACGCCGGATGATGCGGCGGCGGAGAGTATGCCGCGAATGCTGAAAATGATTGACCGTCAGCTGACGAAAAAGCAGCGCCACGATCGGTTCTGGAAGCAGACGGTGCGCGTGCTGAAAACGGCGGCGATGGTGGTGCTGGTGCTGAATATGGCACTGACGATTGTCGTCGCCAGCACGGGCAAGGTTCAGGTGCGCTTTCTGGACTTGGTGATGCAGGTGAACGACTCCTACATGGACATCCGCTATCAGCCGACGGAGACGGAAGCGACGATGCCGGAGGATTGGAAAACGAACTACTTTCCGTCGTACATCCCGGACGGGTACACGCTGGCGCAGTATGTGTCGGATGAAAACTTCGGCTTTCTGGAATATCGAAATGAACAGGGCGAGCGGATGGAAATCCACATCGGCGGCAAAGGTGCGGGCATCAACCTGAACTCGAAGGGCGCGGAGATTGACCACGTTTCCCTGCACAATACGGTGGCGACGGTGCTGTATCAGGCAAGTGGGTCGGTGGATTTGGTCTGGTCGTATGGCGACCAATACTTCGTGGTGGAGGCGTGCGACTACGAAACGGCCTACGCAGTTGCGCAGGGGCTGAAAATTATCTGGAAATAATACGGGAAAATTGCACAACGCCTGTAACGTTACGCCTTCTTTCGCATTTACTTAGTAGGAAGCGAAAGGAGGCGTATTTTGATGCGCAGCAAGGAAAATCGGAAGTTTTTGCTGCTCTGTCTGCTGATGCTGCTCCTCTGCACGTCCTGCGCATCCTCATCACAGAATGCGGATGGCAGCCCGCTGGAATTTTTCAACCGCCGTGTGCTGGAAAATCCAGAATGGACGCTGAAAGCCGTGACGGAGCTGGGCAAGTACCGCGCGGAATCTATCTGCTCGGACGGTGAGCATCTCTATGTGCTGTGCCGGGAGCAGAATCAGATTTTGAAGCTGGATGCGGACGGCAAATTTCTTGGCTTCATCGGCAGTGTAGGCAGTCAGCCGGGACAGCTGTATCAGCCGGCGGCAATGGCGTGGGACGGGCAGTACCTCATTGTCGCAGAGCAGGGGAATCTGCGCCTGCAAGCCTTCACGCCTGACGGCGCGTCCGTTTTCACCCGCCCGCTGCCTGTGAACGCGGAACAGCGGGCGTTCGTCAGGAGCGTTGCGCCTTGCGGGGCGGACTATCTGGTCTGCCTCTTCTTTCCGTATGACAAGGACGCGGACACGGTCTGGCGCTTGAATGCGGACGGCACGGCGCAGCCGCTGATGAAGAACGTCCGCGGGATTTTCACGTGGAATCAGGAAAACGTGTACCTGCTGGAAGACCTCGTGTACGCTGGGGAAGAGAACGTCAGCTACCAGACGGGCGCGGGGACGGTGTGGCGGCTGGATGCGGGGGCGCTCGTCCGTCAGGCGGTGCTGCCGTATGGGTATGTCGCGACGAGCGCCGTGCCGGGGGATGGGCGCTGGTATGCCGTCAACAGCTCGTTTTATTCGCTGGACTGCTTTGATAGCGCTTGGCAGTATGTTTCGACGGGGCTGATGCTGGTGAATCAGGAGAAAAACGTGCTGTATGAGGGGCAAAGCCTGTCGCTGGCGCGGTGCAAGGGGCAGCTGATGCTTCTGTCCACCAGCAGCGGCACGCTCTACCGCGTTCAGGAGAATGCTCATGATGCGCAGTGAACGGGCAAAGTTTCTTTTCGGGGAGACGGTGCGGACGTTCCACAAGTGGCGGTATTACGGCTTGCTGCTGATGCTGAGCGTCGCATTCGGCAGCGTGATGATGCTGGTCATGCTGGATTTGTTTTCGCGGGAAATGAGCATGGTGGATGCGCAGTTTGTGCAGCCGGAGCGCATTATCCGCTATGCGTGGTGCGATTCAGCGTTTGACGCAGCATTTGATGCGCTGGACGATGACGGCATTGCAGCAAAATCGCAGTTTTACACACGAGACGAGTGGGTGATGAGTCCGACGGAGTCGCGCGTGCTGCGGGTGTCGCATGTGGACGATGCGTATTTGGCGCTGGCGGGGCAGGACTTGGTGGCGGACGCGGTGGCGCTGGATGAGGCGTACTTATCCGTGTTTGCGGTGCAGGAGGGGGACACGCTGACCATCGGTGGGCAGGCGTACCGCGTGACCGTGCGGCGCGGCTTGCTGGACATGGAGCAGCAGGCGCTCATCCGGCGCAAGGACAGTGAAATCCTGCAGGGCGTGCCGTCGATGCAGTGCGCTTTGCGGGTGTCGGACGGGAAAATCCGCGAAGATGTGCGGCGCGACGTGGAAAATCAGCTGAACGGACGCGTGATTTTCGGCAACGTGCCGGAGATTCCGACGGGGATGATTCGCTGCGTGTACCCGGACGAAGCGAAGCGCGCCGCGCTGGACAAACAGCGGGCGAATCTGCGATTGTACACCATTTTCGCCCTCCTGATTTTCCTGTACGTCACCTTGCAGACGACGAACACGGCGCGGTGCTTCGCCAGCCGGACGGCGCGCGAATGGGCAATGCTGCGCCTGTTCTGCGGGACGTGCATCAGCAGGGTGATTTTCTTTTGCGGTACGCTGATGTGCGCGTTCGCGGGCGTGCTGCTTGCGTGGGGGCTGCTGCCGCTATTTTTCCGCGCGATTGGGTCGGGATTCTATGTGCCGCAGGAGTCAGCAGCGGCGCTGCTGGAAATGCTGCCGCTGCTGGTGCTGCTCAGCCTCGTGATGACGCGGGCGGCGCTGCGCCCAAAGCCGCTCGTGCAGCAGCTTTCGGGCGCGTAAGGGAGGGAGAACATGCGATTCGCACTTTGTCAGGTGCTTCGGCGGCTGATGTCCCGGAAGGGGCGCGGCATTCTGGAAATGCTCCAGATGATTTTGAGCTTCTTTCTGATGACTTGCTGCCTGAACCTGTTTCTTTCGACCTCGGCGCTGGGGGCGCGGGAGGACATCAGCGACCATAACGTTTCGCGCATCCAATGGACGCAGCGGACAAGTGGCGGGCTGCTTCAAAACGGCTATGCGGGGTTTTCGCGCGACGATTACGAAGCCGTCCGCACAGTATCATCCGCCGAACTGGTTTATGCGACGTGGTACAGCACGCTCGTTCAGCCATCCGCGCGAACGGAAGCGTTCAAGGAGATTTTTCTGATTTTCGCGCCGCGTGATTCACTGCCGCTTCTGGGCGAAATCACCCTCGCCGACGCGGATATGCCGATTTACCACGCATCCGCCGTCGGACTGTCTGCCGAAGCCGCCGATGCACTGGCGCGGGCGCAAACGGCAGGCGAATGCTACGCGCTGAACCCCGGCAGTATCGCCCAGAACCTCCTGCGCAACGGCTACGCACGCGAGGACATTTCGCTGACGAACGTGTTCGCCGTGCCGATGGAGTACATGGCGGATTTCGACGCGGCGGACACGCTGAGCATTTACCTCACGGCAGATTTTGCATCAGCGGACGCGCAAGCCATCGTCTGCCTGCTCTACCAGCATCACCCGACCGGCATCGAATACTGCGTCCTGCCGATGAACAGCCGCATGACCGTCAGCTTAGACCGCGCGAGCGATCAGGCGCGCGATTTTATGATGTACTCGACGATTCTGCTGGCAGCGGTGTCGATTGGGCTGATTGGCTCGATGCTGACGTGCTGGTCAAAGCGGAAGAAGGAATACGCCGTGCTGCGCTGCCTCGGCGTGCCGAAAACGACGCTGGCGTTCGAGAGTGTGATGGAGATGGTGATTCCGTTCCTGCTTTCGGGGGTCATCGGCGCAGTGCTGGGGGCGATTGCGTCACCTCATATCACAGTGGGAGAAGTCGCCGTGCATGGGAACATACAGGCGATTGTCGCACCGATTCTCTTTGCCACGGTGGCTGGCGCGCTGTTGTCCCTGATTCTTCTGCACCAGCAGCGGCATGTCGTGCTGGCGGCGGTACTGCGGTACAATGAGTAATACTATTTCCAAATTCACCTGCGCCATCTG